CTTCCTAGTCCTGGATTTGCTTTATACCATTTCTTTTCATCTTGCCATTCACTAGGGCTGTCTAATTCATATATTACTGGCAAGACAGTTTCATCTATAGTTTCATTTTTACCTTCATATCCTTCTATAATTTGTGAAAAGTATTCATATTCATTATCAAAAACACTTTCACGAATAGTTCCCATTGTTGATGTTTCTAATAGCATTGGTTGCTCTCTGGCACTCATACTATCGTACATTACATCTAGCAAGTTTTTATCTTTCCAGGCGTGTACCTCATCTGCAATTACAAAGTGTGCATTTAATCCATCAAGTGAATTACTATCACTTGCTAGTGCTTTTATAAAACTTTCAGTTGCATCATAGTATAGGCCTCCCACTAGACATCTGATTCTTTTCGTTAATGCTGGGGATTTCTTTATCATTCTTTTAGCTTCTTCCCAAACCACTTTTGCTTGATCTTTTTTAGTTGCTACAGAATAAATTTCAGCACCACCTTCATTATCTTTTGTTAACATATATGTTGCTAAACCACTATCCATTGTTGATTTTCCATTTTTACGACCTATAAATAGTGCACCTTTTTTATATTTTCTTATCCCTGTATCTTTATCAACAAAACCGAATAGTGCCTCAATGAATGCCTTTTGAAACAATTCTAATTTAACAGGTTTTCCTGCCCATTTACCTTTTGAATGTTTGCAAAACTTTTCTATAAATTCAATAGGCAAACGCCCTCTAACTTTATCAAATATAAATGTATGTGTTTCTGTTTCTTCTGTTATTTCATTAAAAAAAGAAACCTTTCTTGGTTTCTTTAAATCATCTACTAGTTTTTTATATGTAGCTAATACTTTTTTACAAGCCTTTTCTGGATTATCTAACAAAAATTGATAGTATTCTTCTATATATGTCATTCTGCATCATCTCCAAAAGTGTCGAAATCATCATTTGTATTTATATTATTTAATTCTAACAATTCATTGAATTGTTTCATTGCTGATTGATAATTTTTAAACATATTGTTATATGTTTTTACTTCTGTTCTGTCTTTATAACCCCATTGATTCGCACCATTCTTGTATCTTTCCTTTACACCATTTTTTGCTATATCATTCGATAGATTTTTTAATGTTACAGACATAAACGCTAGATTGTGAATAAAATCTTTATTCGCATCTATTTGTTCTTTAGTTAATTTATCTATTATTTTTAATAATCTTTTTTCTTCTTTTTGAACATCTTTTGTTATGTCTTTATCTTCATCTGATTCTTTTTCATCAGTTGAAGTAAACATTTTATTAATAGTTTTTATAGCACTTACATTTCCCTTTAATGCCTGTTGATATAACGATACCATTACTGCTGTTTCATTATTTATTTCTTCATCTTTAAAGCCTAAACTTTTCAGTTTTGCTTTCATATTGTCTGGAATTTCTATACTATCAATAATTGTTTTCATTTATTTCTCCTTATCTAAAATGTCCGTATTTTGCTCTTTCTTCATAGTTTGTATTTAATAAGTCCAAATCTTTTATAATTCTTCTTGGAGTACATTCTTCATATAATTCGTTGTTTGTATCTATATAACCTTTATCGCTATCTATATATATAGCAAGTGGTTTTTCTATTCCTATTGCATAACTTAATTGAACTTCACACCATTTTAAATTATTTTCTTTTAAATATTTTTTTGCTATTTCTCTAGCTTTATATGCTGCACTTCTATCTACTTTTGTTGGATCTTTACCACTAAAAGCTCCACCTCCAACATTAGCAAATGATTGATAATTGTCTACAACTATCTTTCTTCCAGTTAGTCCTGCATCTCCTTCAAATCCACCTATTAAAAATTTTCCAGTAGGATTTATTAAAAACTCTTCTACTTCTATTCCATATTGTTCACATATTTTTTTACATTCTTCTTTTATTATTAAGTCTGTTTTATCTCTTTCTTCTTCTGTATTGTTATATGATATTGTAAATGTTTTAATTTTTTGTAATTTCATTTCTTCATTATAGTATCCTGTTATTTGTGCTTTTCCATCTGGAAGAAATCTTTTATCATTTTTTCTTATTTTGTCATACCATATACTCAATTTTTGTAATATTACCATTGCAGTTGGTAGCAGTTGCTCGGTATCATCACAAGCATATCCGAACATCATTCCTTGATCTCCTGCTCCTCCAACTTCATTGTTAGTTCCTAGTGCTATATCCTGGCTTTGTTTTCCTAAATTATTTATTATTTCATAATTTGTACTATAACCTATTGATTCTAAAACTTGTTTTACTTTTTCTTCTACATTTACTTTTGCATTTGATGTGACTTCTCCTGTAATGAAGATTTTCCCTTTTCCACCCATCACTTCTATTCCACATCTACTATTTTTATCTTGTTTTAAAAATTCATCTAATAATGCATCACTTATTTGGTCGCATACTTTATCTGGATGTCCTCTAAAAACAATTTCATTACTATATACTCTCATTTATTATTCTCCTTTTATTAATATTGCTTTTTCTCCTGTGAACTCTTCCCATCTTTTAACTATTACATCAATGTAATGTGGATCATATTCCATCATAAAACATTTTCTGTTTAATTGTTCACAAGCCATTAATGTGCTACCGCTTCCACCAAATAAGTCTAATACATTTTCATTTTCTCTCGAGCTATTTTTTACTAATTTTGCAATTAATCTTATTGGTTTCATAGTTGGATGTAAATCATTAACTGTTGGCTTATTTTCATCAACTACACTAGTTGGGACTTGATTGTTTATAAACTCTTCTAGCAGTTTTCTCATATCTTCCTTTTTCATTTTATCTAAATCTATCTTATCTTCTATTACTGTGGTTTGTGTTCTGTCTTTTGTAAAGTAATGCCCTGCTCCTTCTTTCCATCCATACAAGCAAGGCTCGTGTTTCCATTGATAATCTTGTCTACCTAGTGTGAATGAATTTTTATTCCATACTATTTCTTGTTTAACTAAAAATCCTGCATCTTCTAATGATTTTTGGAAATTCACTACACTTTTACTAGCATACCAAACATAGAACGCTCCTCCTGGTTTAACGTGTTCTATTGCACTGCTAAATACTGAATATAGGAATTGATAAAAATCTTCTTCACTCATATCATCATTTTCGATTGGTCTACTATTGTGTCTTTCTTTTCCATATCCTGTTTCATTAATTGAGCCATAGTTTACATTGTATGGTGGATCTGTCATTATTAAATCTATTATATTTTCATCTAGCAGTTCTTTTAGATTCTCTGCTTTTGTACTATCTCCACACATTAATCTGTGTTTTCCTAATTGATATATGTATCCTGGTTTTGTTCTAGTTTCTTCTACCATTTCTGGAACATCGACTTCTACAATTTCTTTTTCCTCTTCTTCCAGGCTCATCTCAAAACCATACTCTGACATATTTATATTAAATATATCGTTTAGCTCTTCTTCTAGCAATTCAAAATCCCATTCTGAATGTTCACTTACTTTGTTATCTGCTAATCTGTATGCTTTTATTTGTTCATCTGTTAAGTCATCTGCTACTATACAAGGAACTTCTTTAAGTCCTAATTGTTTACTCGCTTTATATCTTGTATGTCCTGCAACTATAACATTTTGTTTATCTATTACAATTGGCACTTTAAAACCGAACTCTTTAATGCTATTTGCTACATATTCTACTGCATCATCGTTCTTTCTTGGATTCTTTTCGTATGGTTTTATATCTTCTATCTTCTTATTTACTATTTTCAAATATACTACACCCCTTCTAATTTCTTCTTGCATATTTTTCGAAGGCTCTCCCACCGTTCTCTCATAAGTTGTTTATTTTTTTGCTATAGGGGGGACTATTTTTACAAGGTTTCCTTCTTCATCAAAAACATATTCTTCTTTACTCGCAAAGTGTTCTTCATTATGACATCCGTTTGCACAAGCTTTCCAGGTTTTCTATATCAAAAAACACATTGTCATCTTGATAGTTCTCATCTGTTATGTACTCTTTATGATGCACAAAAAAAGCAGGAACTTTTCTTCCCTTTGCATCACATCTTTCACACAAAGGATTGAGAATTAGTTTCTGCTTTCTAGTTTTCTGCCATCTTTTACTTTTATATTTTTTTGCTATTTCTGGATTATCTCTGTATGTCATTCTACTCTGTTTTCTTTATAGCTTTCTCTGTATCAGTTTCTTTCTTTGCTTTTTCTACTGGTTTTTCTTTTACTTTTTCAGCATAAGGTTTCCCATCTAGTTGTCTAGCTGCTAGTATTTCTTTTGCTCTTTCATCTTCAAATTCTTTTATTTGTCCTTTCTTATATCTTTCTTTTGTGTACTTGTCTGGTACATCTGCTAAAAATTTAATCTTCATCTTCTTTTCCTCCCTTATTAAATTTGTTACATATTTTATATTTATTATTCTTTTTATCTATTTGTGTCCTTACTTTTCCTTTGCATTTATATATGCATTCGCAACAAGTGTCATCTCTTTTTAAACGCAACTTATCTCCACACCTACTGCATTTGTATGTATTGTTTGCAGTATTCTGTTGTATCAGTATGTAATTATGTTCTTCACAACCGAATCATATTAGCTGTCCTTGATATGCGTGATAAGTTTTGTTTTTTTATGTTTCTTTCCATTTTATATTTTCCTTTGTTTTATTAAAAAAAGAGAAAATAAACATATAGATTGGGCGATAATATTACATTTATTTTCTCTTCAAAAAATATTTACTTTTTTTCTTCAGTATCATAATATCATCAAAAAATAATTCGTATTCGTACTTTTTTCGTACCTATTTTAAATTTCTCCAAATTCCTTTGCTGTCAAAAATATTACTTTGTTCATTGTATTGTAATATGTATCTTTAGATATATGATAATTCATATATGCAAAAACTTGACTTTTCCCTTGTTTGAATATCATTTCAACTACTTCCATTTCTTCTGGAACTAATCTTTTAAATACTCTTTCTATTGCTTTTATCTTTTTTTCTAATGTTATCATCCTTCGTGTACTTGTCTGTTCAATTATTTTTACTGCTTTTCTTTCAGTTGGCTTTCCTGCTCCATTTCCTTTAGGTTGTCCATCTGGTGGATCTGCAGATTCTTCTAGTATTTCTTTTTCTAATTCTTCAAGTGCCTTACAATTATCCCAATATTGATATAATTCATTTTTTATGTATTCTCTTATATGATATGGTATTTTGTATTGTTTTCTCATTCGTTGCCTCCTTTATAATTACTTTTTTTTCGAGGTTTTAATTAAATCTTTTTGTTTATCAAATAGTTTTTGATGTTCTTCAAGCAATTTCTTTTGTTCATTATTTTTTGCTTCCAAAATTTTATTTTCTTTTGTTAATTTTGCATTTATTCTTTTTAACTTTATATTTTCTTTACTTTCTTTTATATACTCTGGTCGCCTTCTTTCTATGTACCCAATTTTTTCTTTTAATAATATATACATTTTATTATAATTAAATAACATCTCTTTGATTATTGTTTTCTGTTCACAATTTAAATTTGTTTCAATGCTTTGTAATAATTCTCTTATTTTTGCTGGACTATAAATCATTTATTTCATCTCCTATCTCATTCCTTCAAAATCATAATATCCTTCTTTTTTTATTTCTTCTATTGCATTTATTATTCTTTCTTCATCTGCATTTCTTGTAAATAAATTCCTAAATATCTTTTCTAATACATTCACTACTATTGAATTTCCTGCTTGTTTATATAATTGTGTGTTACTCATAGGTACAGATTTTGCTTTTTTAAAATCTTCATCTGCAAATCCCATTAGTCGCCAACATTCTTTTGGTGTTAGTTTTCTAATTCTTAAATTACTTATTACTCCCATACGGTCATTGCATTGTAATGTTTGCGATACTTTATGTCCAACTCTACCTCTTCTGGTTTTGCTGTTTGGATAAGATAAATTTACACTATCTCCATTGTCTGCTTCTTCATAACCTTTTTTTGTTGCATTTTTTATTAATATTTTTTCATTTATTATCATTGGCTGCCTATTTCCACCTTGCATATTAGTTAATGTAGGACATAGTCCTTTTTTATCCCATACGTTTCCTGCATATCCTGTTCCTTTATCTTCTCCATATATATTCCCTATTCTTTTTACTATGGGAACATTTCCTCCTCCAGTTCCCATTGATGCTGTCAATGTGTCGCATACTTCACTTTGTAACTTTCCTTTGCTTCCAAAATCTCTCCCATATGCTCCTGGCAATTCTATGTCTTTGTTATCTTTATAATCTTTTGTTATGTTTTGTATTTTTGTATCATCTAAATAATATTTTTCATCTACTTCATCTTCTAGCATATCTTTTAATCTTAATTTAAGTTCTTCTTTTCCTGGAAATATAAAATTCTTTGTTTCTATATCATTTCTTATCGATATCGTATAAACTCTTTCTCTGTTTTGTGGTATTCCATAATCTTTTGCATTTAAAACTTGATAATAATTCTTGTATCCTAAATTCTCCATCTCTTTTAAATAACTTTCAAAATTATGCTTATGTTTTACACTCAATATATTTTTAACATTTTCCCATAACACATATTTAGGTTTTATTCTTTCTACTATTCTTATTGTTTCATACATTAGACTTGATCTAGTTCCGCTTCCAAAATCTCCTCCTGCTTGTTTCCCTGCTACACTAAAATCTTGACAAGGGCTTCCGTGTGTTATCAGGTCGATATCTTTCAAGTCTTTATTCCACTCTTTTACATCTTGTATTTCAAAATTAGTATTATGTATTGCGTTGAAACTTGCTATTGCATATTTATCATTTTCTACTGCATCTACTATTTCTATATCTATACCTATTCTTTTTAATGCAGTGCTACAAGCTCCTATTCCTGCAAATAATTCTATGATTCTCACTAGCATTCTCCTTCTATTTCTTCTAACTCAACTATTATCTTGTTTTCTTCTCCATAATCTTTTAGCACTATCAATGTTGATACTTGACTATCATCTTTGTACACTATTCCATTTAAGCTATCTAATATTATTTTTGCTATATTATCTGCATCTGGTTTATTTGTATATGTAAGTTTTGATAGCATTTCTTCTCTTTTCTTTTTGCTTGTACTTTTTGGTGGCTCAAAAATTGCAGTTATTTTTGCCTTAAATGGTTTCGTACTTATAATAGTTGCAATATTATATTTTCCTGTAAATGCCCATTTAACTTTTTCTTCAAATGTTCTTGTAGCTGTTGGTGTATATACTTTTCCTGTTTTCATACAATATCTTGGTCTTTGTTTTCCTATTGCCTTTTCTTTTATTTCAAATGTGTATTTCATATTCTCATTTGTACTCCTTCCACTATTTTTTTAGTATCTTTATATTTACATTCATCTGCAGTTGCATTTTCTTTTTCTGCTCTCATACATCCCAAGCATAACTTTTTTTCAATTGATTCTTTACAAGTCATATTGTTAATCTATTCTAGGAATATGGTTGTAGTTTAAATGTTCAAATCCTTTTTCGGTAATTTTATAAACTGCAACCATTTTTCCTGTATACTGACATCTTCTCTTATAATTCAAAACTCTAACTTTGCCTTCTTTTTCAAGGCTTGTTAATCTTGGAGCAGAATAGTTCCTTTCTGTACTTGAGGTCCAACCTAGTTCATACATTTCAACTGCTATTTCCTTTGCTGTCATTTCTCTGAAATCTACACTTAAAATACTTAATATCTGTTTGTTTCTTTTTTCTTTTTTATCTAGGATGTCCTCAAAACTTAATTGTCTTGTTTCATATGTTATATTGTTCATTGGCTATCTCCTAATAATTGTATTTTTTTTAAAATTTTCCCTTATTATGTTTTTTATGTTTTCACTAATCAAATTGCTTTCTTTTAACATATTCATACTTTTAACTATTTCTTCATTTGAAGGTCTACTTGTTTCTACTTTTAATCCAATTTCTTGTATTGTTGGAATGTAATATCTACTTTTGTTTTTTGGCTCATTACATTCCGACCCTACAAATTTTTTTCTTCTTCCACAATCGCATACTGCTGCATATTTATAGTTTATTCCTGAAATTTTTTTTATAAAAATCACATATCCCAAATTATTACACTTATTACAAAACGTCTTTATATTTTCTTCTTCATCTTTTATTGTGTAAGGTATTTGTCTGTGCATTTGCAAAATATCTGCTAATGTAGGCATATATTTGTTAGTTTTATAAATTTCTGAAAGTATGTAATTAAATCTTTCTATTGTCAAAAACTTTAAATTGTCATACCATATTTCTACTTCTATTTGAGTCAATTGTTTATGATATAGATTTTGAATTTGTTCTATATATCCTATAAATTCTTTTTTATTCATCTTTAGATGCCCACTTATTCAAATCAAAGTTTTGGTCTTTTTCAGTTTTTGACTCTTTTTTAACTGTTCCTACAACCCAACTCAATATAGCCTTGTAATCATTTTCATACTTTTTACCTGAAGAGCCTTTATAGTTATCTAGCTTTTCTACGCATTTATCTGCAAATTCTTTTCCGTGTTTATTAACAAGATCATCATATTCTGACTGATACATATATACAAAT